GATTTCGTTCCAGCTTGTCGGAAGGCTGTGCTTCTTGTCTTGTATTTTTACTTTTATCATTTTGCTTCTGTTGCATTAATTATTTCAATACAAAGTTCTTCTGGAATCTTTGACCTTTCGTAATTCCCTTTCAATCCTTGCGTTCCAGTTCTTGCCCCTCTTGGCGCTGATTCATGATGACAGTTCTTGTTTCCGTTATGACATTGCGGTCGCGGATTCCATCCATTTTCCTTGAATAACGTTCGAATATTGTTGCTGAATATAGATGTCGGTTTTGCTCTTGTATCTCCATACTTGCAATACCAAACAGTAGCAAAAGGTATGCCCCTCATGAAATCCATTTTGCTCAATGTCGCCCTTGGATTTTCAATATAAAAAACGCAATCAAAATGCTTTATTAAGTCGATTGTATTTTTTACTAATCGATCGCTTTTGGCTGCAAATTCTGTTTTTGGCGTTCGGTCATAATTTCTATGCGTTGAAATTGCCGCCAAACTGTATGTCGTACATGGCGGACTTGCCCAAATCATATCAGGCTTGAAAGGTATTTGACTCGGTTTTAAGAACTCAATATCTTGAACCAAGTCAATGCCTTCGAAATTGTTGATATCTACCGAAAAAACCTCATGACCTAAACTTTCAGCAATCTTTCCAACAGAACGACTTCCAGCGAATAGTTCAAGAATTTTCATAGTGGCGTGTAAATTTAATCAAAATCCTTTTGAACGTTTCAATCCTTGTTTAATTCCGACCTCGAAGAAGAATCGCATCGCCAGCGCGTCGCTGAAGTCAGGTGAACGCCCGATTAAAGCTTTGACAGCATCTTTCGGAAGTATGCCTTTCTTCTGATCCTTGTCGACGTTCTTCTGTTTCACCGATTCCAGTTCCTGAATAATCAAATCTTTGTGAGCCGGATCGCATTTGATCCCGACCTTGCCTTCGTTTATAGCATCGGCCAGCTTGAAGTAACATTGGCTTTTCAGGTTATCGAAGTTTTCATCTATTGCGCGGCTATTGTTCACGAATCCGCGACAGTTCAAAATATCGACAACGCCACCGCCGACACCGTCTTCATCGACGACGACATTTCGTGTCGGTGTTTTATAAGCGACCTGAAGCCGTTTAATTTCTTCAGCGGCCTTGGGTACGGATAAACCTTTATATTGCCGTACATCGCACGAAAAGCCATTCCAGACGCATATTACTGTCGTATCAGAACCATATCTTGCGTAATCGCAACTAATATAATTTTTGCCAGCCTTCGCTTTATTTTCAAAGCTTCGAATAATAGCTTCGTATTCAATCAAAGTTGACGGATCGTCGTCGTATTCCCAATTGCCGAAACGAAGTCGCTGTTTCTGCGCTCCATCTGGTAGGTCGTCAAGCATCTGAATGTAACTTTTCGGCGCGTGTGGATTGTCTGTTACATATGCCGCGACATATTTGCGATATGCCTTCAGCTTGTTTTCCTTAAACGGCAGATAAAAATCATTGTAAGCCCAGCCTTTAGTCGGATTGCTGCTGTATAGTATTTTTGGAATCAAGTCGAATTCGTCAAGCTTATAGCGCAAGCGCGTCGTTAATGTCGTCCGCGCCTTATCTGTCACCTGGCTGCATTCGTCAATGAATGCGTCGGTAATTTCAAGCGATCCAAGTTCGTCGAAGTCAGGATCGGAAGGATATGCGAACAAATCACGAAGAAAGATAATCGAACCATTCTGATATACGATACTGTTCGGGTTCTCTTTGTCATTGCTTCCGGTCAATTCCCAATGAATGCCGCGCTTTAAGTTCATCATTTCCTGAACTTCAAACATAGTCTTCAGCGTTGTATCTTTCAACGTCTTAAAGTGTGCGCGACCTATGAAGCCGCGTGACTTCGGATATTTGAATCGGTTCTTCAGTTGCCAGTAACAGCCGAGAAAAGACTTAGCACCGCCGGCCGCACCGCCATAGTATACTTCGCGCGTCGTTTTGTCTTCAAGAAGATCAAGTGCTTCCGTCTGTTTGTATGTAAGTTCAATCAATCTTGCTTCTTGTCGTACTGCTTGACTTCATTCCATTTTATAACAGCATCACCTTCGAATATGTGTTCTTGCCTTTCAATGTATCCGCGCTTTTTCCCTTGCGTTTTTAGGAAGAATATTGTCGCAGCTGTATTCCCTTCCTTAATTTGTTTGTGAAGCTGGCTTTCGGCAAAATCCAAGGCGATGCCGGATATATCTTCAACGGCCTGCTTATATTCAGGATCGCTTTCAATCCAGCTGTAATGCGTCGTCCTTCCAATTCCTACAATCCTGCAAGCTGAAGTCACAACACCAAGCGATTTTTCAAGCGCTTCAATCATTGCTTTTTTATGTTGTTCTGTTTTGTTCATAATCCTTGCCGTTTATTTTGATTTTAATTGATGGATCAAGCTTGCGCATTCGGTCAATAATGACTTGGCAATACTTCGGGTCTAACTCCATGCCGTAGCACTTGCGTTTTAGTTGGTGAGCGGCTACCATTGTTGTTCCCGTTCCTAAAAATTGGTCAATAATTATATCTCCTTGCTTTGTGAATTGTAATGCCCATTCTGGTAAATCTATTGGAAATGTTGCAGCGTGTACATTTGAAAATTCATTATTTCTTTGTGGCTTACCTCTATATACATTTGGAACTGTACCTCTAAACCCAGCATTGGGTATTGCTCTTGTTGCCTTTTCTTTAGATGATATAAAAAACATATATTCCCAAGTTGATGTCATTACATTTTCAGCCATTGCTGGTGCTCCATGCCCTTTATCCCATATTGCAACATCGATAAAATTATTTTTGTACTTATATAAATAATCAATCAATGCCACTTTGTTTCCCGCTAAACTTTGAATGTTGCAAATCAAATATTCTGAAAACAATATAGCGTTATTTGTAAATCCAATAAGCAAGTTTAAATAGTCTGATTGATTTTGATTGTCATTGTATTCATTGTATTTATTATCCGTAGTATGTGTATTACCACTTAACGATTCACTTTTACCTGCGTTATAAGGTGGACTTGTAAAAGCAATATCTGCCTTCTCTCCGTTCATCAGTTTAGCAACTTGGTCGCTATCCGTTGAATCTCCACAAAGTAAACGGTGTTCGCCTATCTCAAATAAATCACCAATGACAATATCAGTCTGTATTTCGTCAGGCATTTCGTAATCATCATCCTTTGCTTCCAGTTCTTCTGCCACCACAAATCCAGGCAAATCCAATCCCCACTCTTCCAACTCTTCTGCATCCCACTCATTCGCTAAAATATCCCAGTCCCAGCTACCGAACCCGACATTGTCTTTTATGATGAATTCCTTCTTCTGATCTTCAGTTAAGTCTTCAACCCTTACAACTGGTACTTCTGTTTTGCCTAATTCAATGCAGGCTTTTAGGCGCATATTGCCACCAAGGACAGTATTGGTTTCATCAATAACCAGCGGCCTAATAAGCATCATTTCCGGAAAGCTTTTAATCGAATTAACAAGCTTCTCAAAGTTTTCGTCTTTAATAAACCTTGGATTCGATTCGTTAGATTTAATTAAATCGATTGAAAGTATTTCTGTTTTCATCGGTTTGTTTTTTTAGTAAAGTTAATCAATCGGCTTCTTAAACAAAACTTGGTGAATGTGCCAACCCCACTGTAAGCAAATTACAATGATTGCGATGAACAGCCAAGCGAACATCAGCAAGTCGGCTTTCGGGCTTTCTTCAAGAAGCAAATGAATCTGATAGCTGAAGGCTATAATAACCGGAACGCTTATAAGCAACAGCCATATCGTTCGAAGAATTTGTTTAAAGTCTTTCATGTTGTTTCGTTTTCTATTGTTGGGTAAAATTGAAGAATAGCGTTTAGCAAGTAGTTATAAGTATGTAAGAAATGGCTAAGAGTGGCTACTGTCGAGCTTAATGGGTATTTCAAGGTTTCAGATTTCCACTCGGTACTACAAACCTTTTTTCCCGCCACTTCTCATATTCAAAACCGTTAACTACAATAAGCTAATTTCCGTTTTCACATTTTGCCAATACTCTGTTAAATGGATATCAAACCTTGTAAAGCCATCATTATTAATAATTTCATTAACGGCTATTAAAGCGCATTCTTTCGATAAGTCTGCGTTTATCCATTTATATTGCTCATATTTAAACACTAATTCTTTTGCTTTCTCTTTTGGTGTCATATTTTTGTTATTTAAAATCCTTAAATGGGTTGTTTAATTATAAAGTCCTATTCTTTTAGTCATAGTCTATATCTTGATTAACAAGTACAATGTATTCGTTAAAAAAATCAGGGTACGGAATAGCCATTTCATTGTCTATCAAATAATTATAGGTCTTTTTGTCTACTTTGTAAATATCATAATGACAAACATCTCCGTCTACCATAGAATGAAACCCTAAAAAAATACCTTCATGCCCATTGCTGATTTCATAGGTATTGCCTATCTTGTTTTTCATAAAATAGTCAGGATATTCAGAATTAAATAGCAAAGAAGATACGCCAAGCCTAATAATATCAGACATAGAAAGCCCTACCTCTATGCTAAATATCTCTAAACTATTCCATGTTTCGGTCGGTATTCTAAAAGTAACAACCTGTGTTTTTTCGCCATCAAATGGTTTGAAATGAGGCACTACCTTCCAGCCAGTAAAGTTTTTTGTTTTTTCCATTTTTTGTTTAGTTATAAAGTCCTATTCGTTTGTTTACTTCTGCTCTTACTTAATCAATACCATCTTTGCACCTTTGCAAACTTCGTCCAACGTTGCTTCAAGAAGTCGCCACTTGATTTGCCAAAGCGATGTTTCGAATCCTTTGACTTCATGGAATTCGATTCCGCCATGCTTGTCTGTGACGATGAAGTCCATGTAATAGTTCGTTATCTGCTGGCCGTTGACCTTTAGTTCGATCTTGTGTTGACCTTTCCAGCTTTGAATTTCACCAGCCTTCAGCATCCAGTCAAGCTGCTCGGCATATCGCGCTTCTTTCTTCGAATGATACCACTTGCCGTTATATTCAGTTCCTTTCGCTGAATACTTGTTTTTGCCTTTCGAATCGCTTTCAGATTGCTTGAATCGTTTTTGATAGTAGGTCATTCGAATAATTTTGATTGATTTGTTTTCTTTCTTTGGATGTTTAGCGCCGTTTCAAGTATAGTTCTTCCAGCTTCATAGTCTACAAGGTTTCTTGATATTTTACCGACATCTTGTTTCCCTTTATATTTTCTGAAATCATAATCGTGAAAATCGCAAAAGGAATCAAAAGGTGTTGTTCCAAGTTTTTTATATTTAAGGCGTCCAGATTCCTGACAGGCCATGTTAGGGCTTTGTCTGTCGCTTATTTTGTTAGGAATATTAAAGTTTGTCCAATACAAATGCCTTCCTCGCTTCTTGGCTGGAATTAATGGTTCATAATAGGCGATGACATTTTCAACAACATATTTACCTTCATAAAAATTATCTAACAAAATAATTTCCTGATATAGCTTCATGTCAGGATATTTCATTTTCCTTTTTGTTTTCATTGAAGTCTGAAATCTACTATGCGTCGGACATGGTGGTGAACTCCAAATGAAATCAAATTCTTTGTAGTGGTCAAGTAAATACTGATGGGCATCTGCAACAATTACAATGTCATTAGGGAAACGCTCTTGGTATAGCCTGGCAAGTTCTTCATCCCATTCGACAGCTGTTACCTCTATTTCTATTCCTGCTTCTTTTGCGACTTCATCCCACTTAAAACGATTACCACCAAGACAAGCGTATAAATTAAGTATTTTATATCTCATTTGATTACAGCTTTATATCCAAACGTTTTTTCAATATAGTTTTCAATCC